CCTTTTCCTTGATAACTGATTGTTTACTATCTTTTATATCCTGGCCAATATCCTGGTCACAAGTTGGACAAGTATCATTCTCTTCATAGAACCTTGACTCTTTAACTAAATCTTTTATCTTTCCATTATAAGTATAATCATATCCTTCAAGGGTAGACATTTTTTTAGTTTGTTGCATTTGGTCCTTCTCAGAACTTTGAATTGCTGCTGTTAAACCACGACCTAATTTTTTAGACTCTTCGAAAAGAGTACTAATCTCTTCTTTATGAGTTTCAATACTATCTCTTTTCTTTTCTATTTGGTCATCATTCAGCTCTTGTAAATCTTTTATATATTTCTCAGCTGCTTCTATTTTAGTTTTAGTAATATCAAGGTTATGGTCAATATCAACTAACTCATCTCTTATTTTAATATTTCTTTCCTTCAATAAAATATTCATCTTAGTAAAGATGTTTATGTCCAATAAATCTTCTATGACATGCCTACGAGTCCATGCCGGAAGTTGCATAAATGGAATGAAACTTGACGAGCCTAAAACCACTACCTGATGGAACGATTTATGGTCTAGTTTCAGAATATTTTGTTCAAGGAACTTTTGATAATCCCTTACATTACTGGCTTGATTAATCATATTACCATTTTGCCATATCTCAAATTTGTTAGGTTTAATACCTCTTACAATTTTAAAATCAACTTGGCCAATAGCAAACTCAACTTCTACCAAAGAATTTTTATCGTTTATTGAATTAATTAATTGGCCCTTCTTTATATCTCTATGTGGTTTACCAAATAATCCAAAAGATAAAGCATCCAATAGTGTAGATTTACCTGCACCATTTTGGCCTACGATTAAAGTTGTTGGTGATTTCTCAAGATTGATTGATATCGGATCGTTTCCTGTGGAAAGAAAGTTCTTCCACGTACATGATTTAAAATGTATCATAATACCTCTAAGTTCTGTGCTTCAGTATATAATTTTCTCAATTCGACTTTTAGATGTTCTTTATCTAAATCAGTTTCCACTGCTTCGACATACGTATCCAAGAGTTGTGTTGTATCCTCAAGAGATATTTTGTCATCTTCGACATTCTCTCCAATATACTCTTCAAAACTCTCAGCTATCTTAAGTTCGTAAGTATCAATACTTTGTAATCTATCTACAAACTTATCAAACATATATAAGTCATTTTTATTTATAACGATTAGTTTAATAAACTTTTTACTATATTGACTTACATCAATTTTATCATAATCAGTTTTACTATCATCGTATATAACTTTCTTAAACATTGTGATTGGATTTCTTATTGCCTCAATCTCTCTAGTTTCAGTATCTAGTACATGGAAATATTTAGGGTCATCAACATCAGCCCATGTAAATTCCATTTGTGAACCAAGATAATGTACATTTCCTTTTGTTGATTTAGTATGGAAATGACCTGATAGAACCATTTCAAATCTAGAGAAAACATCAGCACTCATACCATGTGGGTTAGTTTGACCTGGCATCATATCAAAACCTTTTAGTTCTAAATGAGCTCCAAGTATAGGTGCCCCACAATTTTTTGACCACTCAGTATATTCTTGATAATTACTATTGTTTATCCACGGTATAACAGCAACTTTACAACCATCATAATCTAAAACAGTTGGTTCCATACAGATATTAACATTTGATGTAAAGTGTCCGAGAAGCTCTTTGAGAGAACAGAGCTCGTTAGTGTTCTTGAAATATACATCATGGTTTCCGGGAATAATATCCATAGTAATACCAAGATCGCGCATAGGTTCAAGGAAATGCTTACGGTTAGTATTGAGCGCCTTGAAATTGACAAATTTCCTATGTTCGTAATAATCTCCGAGATGTAATATTTGAGTAATTCCATGTTCTTTTAGATAAGGAAAAAATACTTCAGTATAAAATCTATCTGCATAATTTAAGAAAATATCACTAGAGTTTCTGACACCACAATGAGTATCGTTTAGTATAGCTACTTTCATTTATAGAATAACTCCAGTTTTGCTTTTTCTTTTTCTTTGGCTTTTTCTTTCTTAGCAAAGTCTTTGATTGCAGTATCTTTCTTACGTACCTCACCAATTCTTTGTCTTAGTGTATCAACATAAGCCATAGTTTCATTTGCTGTTTCGCCATCCATACCTGCTTGTATGAAATCATCTATACCCATTTTCTCAATGAATTTAAACTTGATATCCTGTTGTTTCTTTTCTTTCATTATTCTACGTATAAATGCATAATAACATATTTGTGTAAAATAAGAAAAGGCGTTTGGCTTACCAGTTCTAGTAGCTGTTTCTATTTTATAATTACCAATAGCTCTTAAGCAATTCTCAACAGCATCCATAACCATTTCTTCTCTATAAGTATATCGAACAAAGTTTGGTCTGTGTGATAATCCTTCTGCTATTTTAATAAAACATCGAGCGATGTAATCTGTGACTTTAGGTACGGTAGTATCTGATTCTCTACAGTCTCTACATTCAACTGCATAATCCATAACCGCTTGTGAAAACTCTTTATTATTAACATAATGAGCTTTTTGTTTTGGCTTTAATTTTGCCATAGGTTTTCCTCCATAATTAATCTATTATAACACATTTCTGCGATAATGTAAACTATTATTTTTTGAAATTAATTAAAAAAACAGTGTACAAATGCCAGTTTTTGTGATATAATAATATAGTATCCCGGAGGGAAGGAGTATACAAGATTAATGTATTATCTTTTTCTCGATATCTTCTTCAGGTTCCAGGTACTGTCTCTCTTCATCGTATCTATCAATCAAAGTCTGTTCCAATTCATCCATAATCTGTTCGTTGGAACGAGGCTTCTTAATAGGTACTCTTCTTTCTGCAATTTTCAATGCATACTCTACATAGACACCTTTAACATCTTCGGCAACCATTACATGATTGACAATATGTTTTTTCATTATCTTAAAGGTTTTATTCTCAGATAAGGCAAACCAAGGTGAAAGTTGAAATCCACCTAGAATGTTATTAGAAACGGAAAACGGTCTTTCGACCAAATATGAATCATCGTTTTTCACTGCTACGAGTCCAATGATTTCATCTCCATTCACTAATTTAAAGTGTCGTATATTTAAGTTATCCATATTATATATTTATATCATTTAAGTTGTAATCGAACTTTTCTTTAGAATATATTTTTATTCTTTCAGCTGCATGGTTCAATGTATAATTCTTTCTAGATTTCCAGTGTAAATCATCTGCAATATCAAATACTTTTGTATTCCTACCATCAGGTGATTTTCTTAAGCCACGTCCAATGCTTTGTAGTACTCGTATCTGAGATTTACTAGGCGAAGCAAATACAATATTATGTAGCTTACGGATATTGATACCAGTAGAAAAAGTACCAATGGAAGCGACAATAATAGCATCATCTTCTTTTTCAGTAATAGCACGTGTCTGCTCTCGAGTATCGACGTCAGTTTCTCCCGAAACATAGAATAGTTTTCTTTTATCATCTATTTTCTCCTTCAATAAATTATGCAAAGGCTTTCCATGTTTCTCAACGTAATTAAATAATACTAATGTATTACCTTTTAGCCTTAGTGCAAGTTCAGTTATAAAATCGTTTCTTGGTTCGTATCCAACTATAAAATCTAACTCGTCCTGATACTTTCTATTCTCTCTACAAAATTCATCTTTATATTTTAAAAGTATCACATCAATACTGAGTTTAGCTAGTGTATCTTTATCCATTAATTCTTTTGTGGTAGTCACTTTATGCACCGGGCCAAACAAACCTTCCAATACTAATTGATGTGTTTGTGTACCATCCAACGTACCTGTTGTACCGATACGATATTCTGCCTCAGTACATTTTTCCATAATTGATGTTAAAGATTTAGCTTTAAACTGATGAGCTTCATCTCCTACTACCATACCAAATCTTTGGAACCATTGTGGTCCTAATTTATATATTGATTGCCATGTGGATATTAAAACTCTTTGTTTTATGTTATGTCTGTCTGCACCACCATATATCTTATAACACAACTCATCTGTATTAAACGACTCATCTTGTGAAGAATAATCTGCAAAGTCGGAGTACATCTGCTCCACCAATGACGTGG